CCCATTGCCGCCATCATCCCCATCTGGCCTATGCCTTGAACAGCTCCCATCGTATTCTGAAGTCCCGCCTCTCTCATCTCTCTTGCCGCTGCCGCCCTTTCGTACCAATCTTGTTGCTTGTCAGCGGTCACCTTTTCTTGATATCCAGCCATAGTGCCTAATGCCCCAGCTAAATTCTGTTGACGTTGCATATAATTTTGAGCAGCAGCCAAACCAAGTTCTTGTTGCTGTTCCATGCCTTTCTCTCCAAGTTGTGTAGCAACACCAAGCAAATCTTGTGATGATGTAGCCGCACGGCTTGCACCTCCCAAGGTCTTTGCTTGTTGCATATCAATCATGTTTTGCATCAATTGCTGACCGGGCATGGTCTGAGATGCCGCCATGTTCTGATAAAGAGCAAGGGCCTTTTTAGCTTCTTCGGGTATTTGATAATTAACCCTTGCGCCAAGGTTTTTTTGCATCTCCTTGGCCTCACGTGTTTGCTGCACCCCTTTAATCCCCTGAAAGAGTGCTGATCCTCCAGCCGCTATTAATGCTAATGTAATTGGGTCCATAGTTCGCAAATTTAAGATAAAACACCCTTTATTCCAACTGAGAAAAGAACAGATGACTGATCCGCTAGTGACGGGTCAAAGTAAAGATCATGAGTCAAAGCATTTGCCCTGATATCTTCACCGTTCAACATCGCTCTATCGCTGTTGTACCAGTATCCAGTTACACCATAAGTGCCAGGCCCTTGATTGAAAAGCTCAATCAAAGTATTGTCATTTACTGTATCGTATACCGCAGACACAACTCTAGCGGAAAATATGCTGCCATCGCTTTGAATTATGGTTATATTTTCATTATTCAAAAACTGTTGATCACCAGGAACAAGCCATCCATTAACAGGGTAAGTCATTGGGTCGTAATTACTTACGGTTGATGTTCCTGTATTAAAAAATCTAGGGTCATATAAGTTTTTCCTATAGTACGTCTTGCCGTATCCTTCGTATATGCTTACAATATTTGTTGGCATTGACGTCTTCATTCCAAGTGGATAACTTCTGTTTGGCTCTGAATAAGCCTCAATTGAAAATGTATCATCAGAAACCAAAGTTATATCCTGATACCTTTTGAGCATCAACGGATTTTCGTTTGATACAAAAGAAATCTTCTGAATGAATGGCTGACCATGAAACTCCCAGCTTCCAGGCTGATTGTGGAGATACATTTGATTGTTTAAACCCCATCCCACAAGTGTTTGCCCAAGGTTGCAGAACTGTTTGAAGTTATAGTCATAGGTTGATCTCCATCTCATGTTAACGTAGTCAAATACTACGTGGTCATAACTCAAACCGCTTGTAGTAAAATAATATCCTTCTACATCAAAATCATCCGGGCTTGGCAATACTCCCTCAATACCTATCAAAGTATAATCAAATGCAGGATTATACTGAACATAGTTAATCGTTCCTTGATAAACATTTCCGCTCCCTCCATTTGCTGGAGAAAAAGTGATCACTATGCTATAGTCATACAGATATTCTACGTCTCCATTGATTCTGAAATATTCAGTATCAACTATTGGAGGATTAAACGCTCCATAGGCCGCGCCGGTATAGGGGACGTCAAATCTAAAAGCAAAACCTACTTCTCCAACGGATTCATTCACGTATGTTCGAACCATTGGATTGGAACTTTCGTTGTAAGCCTTTGCCAAAGCCTTTGTTTTGGTTCTGAACTTATAGTCCTTTCCGCTATCTGGATCTACTTCACTTACTTGAATTTGGCCATTTGATCCCGAATATACAAACACTCCTGTGTTATTGTCAAAATACATCGTAGAGCCATTAGGCAAAATAGCTGTAGCGCCAGAATTAGAACAGCCCAAAAGACTCTTGTAATCAAACCACGAGGCAAACGTCTTATTCGATACACGAACCGTTGAGTCTGATCCAACTTCATTGGGGTAGAATTGAATGTAAATTGAGTTCTCCTTTTTTGGTTGAATACATTTAAGAGTCTTACCCTCACGCCCCGACATATAAGCTCTAACAACACCTCCAAACGTTGGATTCATGTCCTCAATATTGGTGTTGTCAAGTGCAAATGAAGACAAGCCGTTTACCTGGGTTCCAAAAATAAAAGAATCAGAGTGAATAGCCGTCGCCTGGCGATGAGTCATCTTTGCGTTTTGGTCTTCAACCCTTGTTCTACCTGTATTGTGGATATTACTTGACCAATAATCAGAGTAATGAGGGTCTTCGATAAAATAATACATCACAGCACCAGTACCTACTAATCCTGTTTGATAATTACGTTGCCTTACGTAAACATCTCCATACGACAACGAAAACTCAGCAGCCGTAGTCGAATTTAACGCAGTTACAACTTGATTCACATTGTTAGTCAAGCACACATACCATATCCTGGCATCAGCAACCACGCCGGGTATAGTGACGGCAGTTAAATTGTTTACTTGATTGTAAGATGTGGTTATTGTAACATTTGAAAATGAATCTGAGGTATTATCGTCATAGTAAACAAATACATTGAACGATGTATTGTTTAAATTGGTATAATCGCCTTGTATATAAAATTGAGGTGTACCTATCGCATTTGTTTCTACATATAGAATGTATTCACACGGACTCCCGTGAGATCTATTCTCTGTATGTGGATTGATTATTTCTATAGATTCAGTTATGTCTTTCCAGGTACTCACAAAAACATTTCCAGTGCTATCAACAGATGGTCGAGGAGTATATATTTCTATCAATTGACCAAATAAAAATCCACCAACAGCTCCAGGATCATCATCAATCAATGTTGTATCAAATAAGTTGGTATAAACAACCTGTCTTCCATCAACGCCTGCGCCTGAAGATTCGTAGCCTATTACATCTAACTCTAAATACGGCAAATATTGTATGCTTATAGGCCCAGGACCTCCAGGTCTTCTTCTAATAAATCTTATTTTATCACCAATTTTTATTTCATGATTAATAGTAGCGCCTAAGTTTTGAGTCACATAATATTTGTCTATTGCTATTTTATATCTATTATTTGTAACGACATCAAGAGTTACAGAGCTAATGTAATATCCACCATCGCCTTGAACAGGATTTGCATTTGTTGTGTACTGCCCAAAACTTAAAATTTCAGTAGCGGGTTTTGCAACTATCCAGTATTTAGTAGCCCATACTGGGGGTATGTGATCTATTGTAAATTTTGGGTTTATAGTAAAAGGATCTTCGGCATTTGTCAATCCTGAACGATCTATATCGTAAAACCAAGGAACAAAAAGATTCATTGAGTCAACCGTATAAACCGTACTATCCCTATACGCGCGATCTCCATATACTATCCCAAACTCATGAGTTGCTCCAGATTTTAAAGATGGAGTGGCAAGAGTTGGTTTCAACGCAGAAACTACTCTACGATATTCAAATCCAGATGGTCCACCAACAGTCGTAGAGTAATATATGCTATCGGGTTGCAGCCCAGGTCCCGCAACACCATTTGGTATACCTAATTGATTTGTAAAAGAATCTCCTATTACTTGTAATACACTCAAATTTGCATTAATAATAGACGGGAATAAAGCCGTTGCATTTTGAATGTCCTCATGAGTTACGGTATAATTTATCGGAGCATTATTACCATCCGTAAAACTTAATGTCATGCCTTCAGAAAATGCGAATACTGCATTAGGGTTGAAAGTAGCCGCATTAGTTGCAGCCAATATGTTGTCCAACGTATAAACATTAAGACCACCTATAAAACTATATTGAAAATAAAATAGTCCTTGGACATTTGTTGGATTCCAAAAAATCTCATTTATCTCATAGTCGACAGCAACATCCAATATGAATGGGGCTTCAGTTGGTTTGTCGTATCCCTCTCTAAAATTTACATAAGTTAATTGGTTCGTAGGAAGATACTCTTGACAATCGGCAACTATGGGTAATCGGTCATAATTTTTAAAAACATCTATGGCCGGAGTGGCTGCAACTCCTCCATAAAAATCAACAGTATAAAAAGAATTGCTTGGAATATTGTCTTGATCTTTATCCAATTGTAAAAAAACAGCAAATGGCGGCTCCGTCCCAAAGGCATCTTTGTCAAATTGCTGAACAGCCAAATTGAACTTGCGAATTATTTCTGGACCGGTATTGAACTGAATTTTTATTCCATTACTGTTGTTTAGGAATATCCAATTGGTTCCACTTACAAGCTCTGACTGTTGAGGAAGATCAAGATTAGAATACATTGACCAAACACCAAGCTCCCCATTTTCATAAATAGGTTGAATAATAAACTTAAAAAGTTTATTCCGCAGCTTATTGTCATTCCTTGTGGGATCGGTAAAATAACTAATCCTTGGCGGGTCTAGTGGCCATTTTATAGCATCGATCGTTTGAAGGTCAACTATTGTATAGTAACCATCAAGCGCTTTGCGAAGATTAATTTGGTAGGGTGGGTTAAATAAACGAGTTCCATCTGCCTCATACATCTGATTATCCCAACGGCCATCGGTCCACTTTAAAACATCATCTACGACATTAGCATGATAAATCGGCCAATCGCGACTAAAATTAAGACTGTTATCTTGTACGGCAAGAATATGGGTTTGACTTGTAATGTCATACACCCAAATCTCGTGGCTTAAGTCAGCCTTATAAACAAAGTAAACTATAGAATTTTCCTTTTGCCACTGAGTAGCCCCAAGTATTTGATCTTGGATAGCTATGTCAAGATTGGGAATAACGATAGTTCCACTTGAAGTCGTAACCGCCATGGCATTACCCGCATTGTATCCTAATCGGCAATACGAGAAATCGCGGTAATCCCCCTTGGGGACTGCCTGTGGCGTGTCGTCGGTGTTTATTCCGCCTTCAAAAACTATGACCTCGTTAAACTCCATTATCCTAAGTTAAATTCTGAACTTTGTGCAAGTGCGTCAATCATTTCACTCAAGCGAGGAGCCTTAACCAAAAGGTTGGCGCTCCACTGTGCAGCCTCGTACTGCATCTGCAATTCTTTATACTTAGCCTTGTCTTCGCTTCCGCCTTTATGCAAGCAGTATTCGCTCATCAAATACAAACGGAAAGGCTCGGCATAAGCCGTATCAATCAATGTATTCTCATTAACGTCTGCCCCATTTGAGAAATACTCGATTACTAACTGGCCATCAGGAATATTATGACTGAAAATAATGTTGTTACCATCTACTCGATAGTAATTTTCGTTTCGTCCGCCTCCCACAGTATAGTTTGGGTAATTGTAGAAATATCCAAAATAACCAGTAGGAAAGAATCCATCTAAAATAACATCATCATTTTGATCACTTTCACATTGAAAAAATTCTTCGGGATAGGTCAAGGATGTGTCTGGAGTTAGAGTCCAAATGCGACGGCCTGACTTCAATCCAATCTTGGAAATCCTCATACAGTCTCCTGGCATTGTAAATACCCGTGCGCCGGTATCAATCTTCCCGTAAATCGTCCGTAGACTTACATTCCCATCAAGCGGACTCTTCTCACTTAAATAGTCAATGGCCACCTGAGTCATCCAAGTAAGCTCGCGACCAACTGGGTTCTTGCCCAAACGGTACAACGCGGACGTTGCGATATATTTTATATTCTTTATTGTCATCCTTGAGTCCTTTGTGATTGAGCATCAATACCATCGTTATTCAAGTCGTCTTGGAACCCTTGGGTTGAAAGCAATTGCATACACGCCTGGAACAGCATTGTTTCCCCCTTCCCCGTTTCGTCGCTAGGGATAATCAAAACGTCGTCATCAGCCATTTGATATACGTTAGGAACCATTGTAACTGTAACGTCACCCTCTGGCTTCCTGTTGAAACGCAACTTATCCTTAAAAAGGATGGCCGCCGAGTTGTTTCCTCCGCGCAATATGTTTATGGCCGTGGCTTCTGCCTTGCTTTGAACGATGTAACCATTATCCCCAGTTGACTGGTCTTCTACGCTAAAGATCGCCATAGTCCCCGCAATTGGCTGTGGACTGAGAGTTACATAGTAACCATTGGCGTCAGTAGCAGGAGTGAAAGTGTACGGAACAGCCATGTCACTTGCCTCATAGGGATTGCGTGATACAATGTCGGCAAGGGCTAAGTTAAGTACACGAGAAATAATCGAACGAGGATACAAACGGCGCAAATCTTCTGGGACATCGCCCCCGGTCAACCTGTGTTGTATTAATTCAATGGCTTGACGTTTCGTGATCATACTTTACTTGGCATTTGAGTCTGAATATCCCACTGATCTTGGTTTCCAATTCCAACATAGGTCTTGATCATCTCAATCAAATGGTCAACACAGCTTTCGGGGTATTCAAATTCAACGCTCAAACTTGGGTCTCCAGTATTTGGTCCCGTTGTATGAACTTCTCCCGGTGGTAAATATACGGGAATTCCGTTAATAATATCGTAGTCAAAGTAAGGAACTTCAGGAGTTCTTATGTATGTAAACGTAATCCGCGTGATGTACGGGTAGATGTAATATTTGTCGTTTCTTGTAACAATTACAGGATCATTTTCCTGAGGATTGTCTACGGGACTTGTAATTGAGTTACGCATTTTAGCGTCAAACTCATGTTGACTAACAAACTCTACACTACGATAATTAGTTTCGTATCCGCAGTTTACGTTCAAAACTTCAAGATAACTTGAATTTGCTTGATACCAAAGATCAGCAGGGATTGTAGCGTAACCACCACGTTCGGGGCGTCCTTGCAGCACAGGAGTGAATGCAAGGGCTGGATATTGAGGTGAACCCAATGTCTTAATGAACGTCTGCAAGTCACTTGTAACCTCGCGATTCTTTTCAAAGTTATCTACAAGCGTGTTCAGATATCTCTGATTCACCGCGTTAATAGCCTTGTTAAAAGTATCGGGCGTAATATAGCCACCCCTCAGGTCCTTTCCGGCCCTGAAGAGGAGGTCGCTATATATTTGGCCAAGGTTAGTGGTCATTATGCAAATATCTTGATTTCAACAGTAGCATTATTCAAAATACCATCTTGCAATGTGGCTGTGTCGTAGTCATAAGTTCTTATGGCGACATATCCGGCGGAAACAGGTTCAGCATAAACAAAACCAACTCGCGACCCAGCATTACCATTGTTGATTACAACTGATGTCTTTAAATCATTAATCAAAGACCCCAACGACAATCTATACTGACCAACGCCTCCATATTGGAATGAAAACGTAGCTCCAGTGTTATTATAGACAGTCTGAACAAGGGTTGGAGCGCCTGATCCGGATTGAGTAATTCGAATTACCGCCATACTATAAATAGCAGAAACGGTTTCCGTAACTAACCCGTTATTATCTACACCAAGAAGATATTGTGGGGCGCCAGAGAAAGCTGCTGGAGTTTGGCCATATTCATTCAGTGTTACAGAACCATCAAAGTTTAAGGTAATCGCTGGATTTTCTACTCCAGAATTTTTTGTGGTTATTTGTAAATTAGAACTTTGTGTGGTTGCGTTAACCCACGTACTTTTAATATTAGACGTTGGGGCCGCTGATCCCGATGCTGTTGCTGCTGAGAATTGTATTGAAGAACCTATTCCATTGGCTCCTGCGCCAGAGCTGTTTAGCGTTTGAAGAACAAGATTAGTCCCCAAGGCTGACGAGTTTTGATTTACATTACAAAGTAGCGGAACTCCAGCTGTAGCAATAACTTCTAATGAAGTGTCATCGCTCTGTATAATAAAATCATTTCCGTCAACATCTATTAAAGTAACACCATCAAGTGTACCGCCCAGTCTAACGTCATTGCCAACCTTGTTCAGTCCATTAATACCATCAAACACAGCAAGGGCGTCCACTTGGTCTAATTGTCCCTGAACAAACCCAGATGTTAAAATAGCACTTGGAGTTGCCGGAATTTCAGAAGCCGTTGGAATTTGACCTGGGCCATAATATTCTTCCCAAGTAGCAGTACCCTGACCATTAGTCAAGCAGATGTATATTACTTGAGTCTCTACATTTTCCCACAATGCTCCTACCTGGACTCCTTGTGTTACGTCATTAGTTGACAATGGAGATCCCGGACCTACAGGATCGGCGTTAAAGAGTCTAAACTGAATTGCATTGATAAGTGTATCAATTGTAGACGCAGCGTTATTGTTTACCCACTGATAAGTATCTGGATCGCAGCATCCACATTCGCATCCAGAAGCGTCTAGTTGACCTTCAATAAGGGCTAATGTTTTGCGATAGTTCTCAATATCACCACAAGAGCGGTAATTCTGAGCCTCAGTGTAGTAGAGCAATACGTTATCTACAAATACCTGGTACTTAGAAATTCGATTACGCTGAAGTTCTGTGGCGTGAGCATTACGAAGACTTTCAATACAAGGAATAAGCCCACAAAGAGAACCCGCGCAACTAACTACAAACTCTTGGCTTCCAGATGATATATACTGAAGAATCAATCCATCGGTCTGTACCTTTTGAATTGTTTGACTCAATGAAACACTAAATGTTCCAGTAGCAAGCACATTGTTGCTATACGGAAGCGTGTTCGTTATAATCTGAGAGTTAAACGTCGGGGTTAAACTTGTCCAAGCAGGGTAGTTAATTGCAGCGCTTAGACTTGTAATTGTCTGGCCGTTTAATACAGTGGAATTTGCTACCGCCCATGTGCCATTTGTCCCTACCTCGCAGTCATATGAGAATGTTACATCAGCTGCCGATTGAACACATCCTGAATAAGTGTAAACGCCATTTAATTGTACGTTGGTTATATCAAATGAAGAAGAGCTGTCCGTATCATTCTGTAGTCCAGAAAGAGTAATTGGAAACTCGCCTACAGAAACTTCTCCTACAGATACGATTACTACCGGATCACCGCTAGGATCCATAGTTAAACTATTTCCAGCTTCTAAAAATCCGGCAAATTGGAAACTATCAGAAACAGCAGTACTTGGCAGTGTAATCGACTGAAAATCACAAAGACCTGTCAAGCGAAGTCTATATAGCAAAGTGTACACGCCATTAGCTACGTTTCCGTTTACGTCTAATGGTAAATTAAAAGCAAAATAAGGAGTCTCGCCTGAATGCTGAGACTCCCAATCTTGCAGATTTATCATGGTTGTATCATTGCTTGAAGGATCATTCAAGTCAACAATTACATCTCCATTAAAAGTAATTACACCTACCCCCTTTGCCTGATTGATATTAAGGTCAATTCCGATACCACCAGGTCCTGAGTAATTTGTTGAATCTGTTACTATGCCTCGCGGAACCACTGTGTTTGTAAGTGGATCAACGTATGTTAGATCAAACGTAAGGGTTACGGTGCTAATCATCTTTTTATAGTTTTCTTAATTTACCTAATAATTCTTCATTTACCTTGAGGTGATCAATCAGAGCAAATGCAGCCTCGCTACCCGTCTGCGCTGACTCAAAGAATGGTGATTTCAACCACTTTGTTCCATCGCCTCTACGGTCGCGAATATACCACATTCCGTCTTCATTTTTGATAAAATTCTCACTTATCAGTCTGTTAACTAACTCGTGAACAGACTCTCCCTCTAAAGATGTTGTCTGTTGAGGTTTAGATGAGCCGATAATTTCGAACGCGTTCTTTTTAAATGTCTCACTTCCGTTCTTGAGTGCGTCATGAAGAGCAACGCGGGTTTCTTCCTCAGTATGAAGTGGAGCCATTCCTAGGCCCTCTACAGTCTTTAGAATGGTTTTGTAATCCAAGTTGAAGTAAATAAGGTCTTCGAGTTCGCGAGCAGCCTTGGCTAGGCTGATTTTGCTCTTAGCCTCAATGTCTTTCTTCTCGTAATGGTATTTTACGCCCGGAGACTTATATAAGGATTTATTGTTTTCTACAATTGGGCATATATAATGTACGTAAAATAACAAGTCTTTTTGGTGAGGTTGAATGGTAAATCCATCCCCTATTTGTACCCTCATGTTTTGATAAGTAAAAACACCACCAATATTGCTAGGAGCAGAAGTTGTGTATAGCAAAGTGTATTCTGATTCTGTTTCTTTGTCGTAAAAATTTCCTCTAGACTTTATAGAAACAGCCCCAGGAGCCTGAATCATTAATATAGGGTCTGCCTCAGTGTTGTGGGTTGGTACTTTGTATGATTTTACTTTATACTCATCTTTAACACGAAGAACTACTGGGCGTTTTTCATTGAAAAAATACGGAAACTCAGTTCTTAATTCCTGTTCTGCCCATTCCGGAATATCTACAGGAGAGTTGTTGCTTAGATCAAATAACATATCGTTTTATTTTTTTGTTTGTGAAAAATAGGGAGAGGTTTCCCCCTCCCCATTTTGAATTTACTAAGATTATGCTGTGAACAAACCGTACTTGTTAGCGTTTACAAACTTGTAAGCTACTTCAGATACGATGTGAACACCGAGTTGCCATACATCAGTCTTGTTAGCTGCTGCACGACCACCTGTTTGCCACATATTCATGAATGCACCTGGCTTGTGGCACAGACGAACATACTTACCCATGTTACCAATACCATCGTCAACACCTCCATTGGTACTCAATGGAATGAAGAACGCATAGTTTTTCCAAGCGTTATCAGCAGCAGTAGATCCAACACCAAGCATGGTTGGGTTGTCGAAGATACCCATACGAACAAATCCAAAGTTCTTGTTATTGAACACGAGGTTGTTGAATGAGAAAGTCTTGCTCATCAAATCAGCATAAGCACCTTCACCCCAGAAGGTCTTCTCCATCTGAACCTTGTTAACGGTTACGTTCAAGTTCAATGGGTTGTTGGTTGTTTGTGTTTGACCTGTTCCAAACATATTTGTCTCCATCAATTGCTGCATGAATCCACTAGCCCAAACCATGTAGTTCTTTACAGAACCATCTTGTGAGGTCAAAGCCTGCTCCATTGCATAGAAGTCAGTAACATCAGGAGTACCACCAGTTGGAACCACAGTGTTCAAACCACCACCGTTAGTGTTAGATCCGCTGTTACGAATCGCATTCTCCAAACCTTGAGTAGTTTGGAACGAAGTAGCAGACAAACCAGTGTTGTAACCGGTAGCAGTAGATGGAACGCCAGTGAAGAAAGTGTTTACCAAGGCAACCTGGTGTTCACGCTGCAAATAGATGATGTCGCGTGAGTTAGAGTATGGAGTTTGAACTCCGTTCTCCAACTGTGAATACCAAAGTTGGTTGTAAAGAGCTTCTGAACTAGAAGTAGTATCGTTACGGAAAGTCTGCAAAGGAGAAGTCTTAACCGTATCGAATGTGAACTTAGAAGCGTAAGCACCACCGTTCTCAGGAGCTGAGTTACCTACGTAGAACATCAATCCAGCAGGAGCAGCAGCGCCTGTTGTGATCAACGCAGCCATGGTAACCGTGTTGGCAGCAGACTTAGCTGTGATCTGGTACAAAGCACCAGTGCTTGCGTCTCTCCAAATGTCACCAATTGCTGGCCAAGAATAGTCAACACCACCAACAGTTTGAACGTTTGCAGCATCCAAAGTTACTGTGTACGGGCCTGCGCCGGTAGCTGTTACAGTAATTGGAGCTTCCATACGAGTCAACTCAAACCAACGAACTTTAGGGTTCTTCGCGATTTCGCGGTTACCCACAGCGTTCATGATTTGGTTCATCGCATCAAAATATTCATCACCAAAAGGAAGATATGCTACCGCATCGAAATCTTCCATGATTGCATCCCAGTTGTTCTGGATGCCCCCAAAGGTCATCGCACCCGTACTTAACGGATTGATGGTGGGACTCTGTACAAATGCCATTTTATTAAATTTTTTTAATGGTTAATTATGATTTTAGCGCCTGTGACGGGAAAGGAATGCCTCGCTCCATGAGATCTCTTTGAGCGGCAGTCAATCCTTTTTGATCAACAGCTGTTTTGCCTACACGGTTTGGCGTTTTAGGCTGACCGTTGTAAACTTCTTTTACCACCTTTTTTTCGGTTTGAGCCGTAAGTGATTTAGCTATTTGAACTCCGAGATCCCCAGACTGAACCTTATGAATGAGGACTTGGTTCGTTAACCATTCACGTACCGCTTGTTTACCTTCCTTTGTGGTAGTATCAAAGGCTTGACCTAAGTAACCTGCATACTGCGACTTCAAAATCGATTCGACCTCTTCGTTTGAAACTTGTAACGAAACTTCCGTATCGCCGAATTTGTATGGGACCTCCTTTAGCTGCTTGGCGTAGGTCTCTGCCTCGGCAAGTGCTATAGACTGTCTTTCCGCAATCTGTTTTTCTGTTTGGCTCTTTAGCTCTTTCGCAAAGGTATAAGGATTTTTCACTGTTTCAACATCTTTTTTAGTCTTTTCAATCATTTCGATTGCGTCGATTGCATCAGACTTTAAAAGGGCTGTAGCATAATACTCACCTTCTCCTAAGTTATATTTTTCACGAATGGCCTCCTCAATAGTTGACTGGCCAAGTCGCTTGAATTTATCTGGATTCTTTACTGCCTCCGCAAGCACCAATGCCTTGAGCGGATCTTCCATCAAACTGTCCGGGTTAGAGGAAACGATTTGATTCGCTATAGACGAGTTAATACCCTTTTTACCAAAGGCCACAATCGTCTTAGCTTCCTCGATTCCGCCAAATGGATCATCAGCATCTTGCAACAAAGCAAGACCTTCTTCTATTTCGCGTTGCTTATGATTTAACTCATCTGAAAGGTTCTTGTATGAACGAAGCTGTTCAAACTCACTCTTAAAGGAGTCCTCATTGTCGTAACCATAAGCAGCAAACCAAGGACTTTCCTGTGGCGCTACTTCTTCATTAACCTGTTCGTTTACCTGATTGGTTACTTGTTCGTTAACCAATTCTTCTTGATTGTTCAATTCGTTGTTTTCCATATGTTTTATACTCTACCTGTTATTTCATTTCCCATTTGAGCTTCGAGGGTTGCCTCAAGCTGTATTTGTTCCAATACTTGTTTTCCTTTCAATAACTGAACCTGATAGTTTGAATCAGCTTTAATCTTGGCCATCTCCTGTTCCTTCATAAGTTCCATGTTAGCCATCTCACGCTGTTTCATGATTTCAATCTGAGCAAGCTGCATTGCAGTTTGACGTTTAGCCTCCTCAGTCATAAGTGCAGACTGTTGCTGACCTTGAATTGTCTGCTGCAACATCATTTGTGCGTGTTGTTCCTCGCGCTGACGGGCTTCCGTCTCTTCAGTAGCCATGAACCAAAGCGCTTCATCAACATCTCCATTCTTCAAAAGCTGGGCTACACGCTCTACGCTTGAAGGACTTAATAAAACGGCTCCATCCTTAGTTGGCATTTGAGACATCTGTATGGCACGTTGAAGAATAGCGCTCTTTTCTTTTTCGTTTGGAAGGACCTTGCAAGTAATAGCTAATTGATCTAATGATAAGCCCTCAAGTTCATCAAGTGCATTAACCATAGTTTCACCAATAACGCTTTCATAAAACTCTCGAATCTTAGGGTCATATTCAATATCTATTCGAGCCTGGTGAATGATTCTCTCACCAAGTTTCTGTTTGAATTGACGCTCAGACTCGCGAAGAGGCCAGTTGGCATGATTTCCGGCAACGTAATCTGCCTCCATTACTCCAACTAATCGTTCCGCCGATTGATCTGGGCTTGCGGCCATCGCATCCGGAATACCCATAAGATCCTTAATCATCATTTGAATGTTTGCTATTTGAGCAAGCCATTCTTGACCCTGTGGACCAAGACCATTATCCATCTCAACAAGGGGTTGAGATACGTACTTACCTGTTGCCGCATTAAACTTAGTAGCAACAATCTGAATACCGTTCTGACGGTGGATGTGCATGAGGTCGAACAAGTCGTACTCTACACCTCCAATCTTGATGTTGGCGGCTTCGCCCACATCAATTCTATATCCTTTTGGAGCAGCAGCCCATACCGCCGCACGTAATTTCAATACCGCAAACATCAAATCATCAAGCAATCCCTTCACGCTGCGTGTAGGAGATTGTCCGTTGATTCGATGAATTACATATGAACTCATTGGAGAAAGGCCCTTCTGCATTTGGTTAGGCTTCTTCTTCCACTCGTAAATGCGATCTTGACCGGTTCCTGAGATGATATAAGAACCCTCATACCAATAATTACAAGAAACTTCGTCGTAGGTATCGTTTGGGTTCTTCTTCTTTTCTTCTACCGGCTTATTATTACGGATGTAACTTCCATAACCCTGCTTATTTACACGCTCTACATACTGCTTGTAGTCGGTAGACAAATACTCAAACTTCAAAACATAAACCTTGAAATCCATCCACACCCAACGATTTGTAGTGGAGTCCTTGCGTTCAAAGGCCCACTGAGGGATGGTTGATACGTTCGTTTGATAAGGCACATATGATTTAGCCATAGCTTGAATCTGCGCCTCATTAAATCCAGCATCTATAAGTTTATCAAAAATAGACTGTATAGTTTCCGCCTCAATATGACCAATAGCAACAGGCTCCTCTTGGTTGTCTTCATTCCAAAGCATAACCATTCGAGCAGGGTCAACATATTGAAACTTAACTTGACCGGTAATAGGGTCGTTGTAAATCTTTGCTGCACGGAAATGGAAGTCAATTGCATCGCGATTGAACTCCATTCGCTCTCCAGCCCAGTTAGAGGCCCTGAAGCCTGATTCAGCAAGTTTTTCCAAGGCTACCTCATACTTGCTTTTGAAAAAACCTAAACGATCCGCCATTTCAAGCATGGTCTCGTCTTTGGGTACAAAAGGCAACTTGAACTCAGGAAGACCAAGCTCTCGTGCTAAAGGGTTTGTATAATTCGCCTTAGCGTACAAATCGTATTTTTTACGCTTCTTTTTATTGATGATGTTTTTATCAAGAGAAACACAATCAAGTTTATAATCGTTATCTGAAAGAATTGATAGAAGAACATTCGATAGTTTTCGCATTGGAGAGAAAATGTCATAACTAATGTTAGCCATGGCCTTTCTCTGAGCCTTACTCATTCCCTTGGAAGTACCATTTGCTTCGTTTTGACTTATCCCCTTCGTGCCGATGGGAGATCCGTTGGTAAACCAGTTTTTGTATTTTTCTTGGGACTGATTGCCCGCACCGTAGTTTCTAGTTTCCTGCATTTCAGGAAGTTGAGTATACGTAAAATATGTTCCTCCTGCACAAAAACGAGTATATAAAGCACGAGCAACTCGCAAGCCGTATTCTGGCTTTAGTTTATCAACCTCCGGAATGTTGTCGTTTGGGAACAACATACTACCAAGTATCTGTGGTAATATCATATCTTACAAATTTAGTTTACCAGCACAAATGTAGTAAATTTTTCATTAAATAGTTGAAAACAATCATGCTACATCAAACATTGTAAAACCTCCCTTTATCTCTATGGGTTGATATACCTCCTTGTAAAGGTCTGGCATCCTGCTTTTTATAGCCCTCATACACCATCCGGTAGCTGCACACAAGTCATGGTTAGTCAAGTCATCAAGACCTCTCATTTGACTCCATTCCTCAACTATCTCCCACATTTTCACATACTTAACATTGTTATTAAAAAATGTCATAATGTCTCCAGCCATTTCGTTTTTTTCTGCTTCGCCAGCCCAAACACCAGGTCTACCCTCCTGCTTACCATCAGAACCCAAATCCTTCAAAAGATAACCATCAAATCCATTGTCTCTAAAATATTCAACAAGGGCTTCTCCATCTGGCCATTCAGGGTAAACGTATGCCCCAAGAAATATTGCCGCCTTTAGCCATTCCTCGTGATATTCAGCCTTGTCTTCAGTTTGTCTATTGTAAATCAGTATCCAATCATTGCTAATCCATTCGTTTCTTGGCTTGGTGTCTGGATCGACTTGACTATCTCGTTTATAGAAAACCGCTGCCGCCGCATTTGACTTCTTTTTTCCTACCGTGTTTCTTTTATGGAACTTTACCGGGTCACAGCAAAGGAAATACTTATTCATTACCGAAGGATCCGGAGCGTATATTGGCCCCCTTTCTTTTGGAGGTATGTATCCTTCTTCTGCTGTTACAACTGTTCTTCTGTTTCTTTGATCCTGTGGTGGCAAGTAGGTCATGGTCCAACTTCCCTTGGGATCATTGTCTACATAAACATCCCCTCCAAATTTATCTCCAATCCACTTGAAGTTTATCTTGGTACTTATTGGGGTTCTTGAAAACTTCAGTTCAGATATGCGATCACGCATCTTTTCGATGGGCATACCCATGTCTTTGGGTATTACAGCAAACGCTTGCTTCCAACTCATTGGAAAGTTCTGCTGTAACTTAATCAGCTTTTGCCATTCTCTTTTACGTTCGAAGTAATCGGCCTGGTTTAGAAGATAAGACTTTGCTCCCTTGGTAATCCATTTGCCCTCGTTAGACATTACAGGCTCCTTGGGGTCGTCGATAATGCTCGCACCGTATTCGTCGATATATCCTTCTACCGCATAGTATCCAGGTAGGAAGAAATTAATTAGTCCAGAAGGAGTAGTTCCGTTCTCGTTACGGTCAGAGAAGTGCGAGTCATTGGCAATATCAAAGAACTGCGCTCCACCTCCTGTATCCATGTCGCCAACGGTAGATGGCATGATGCAGAAACCTCGGATGTTTTCCCCGCGCTCGATGGCGGGTTTCATCGTGTTGTACCACCACGTCGGAATGTTTTGGTCCGCCGCCTTTGCGTCCGTTTTTTTCGCTGGCTCGTCACGGTAAACAAATGCGATTTCCGCTTCTCCATCCGCCGCTTTTTCCGTTGACGGGAGTGGCGTAATGAAGCACTCCATTTGTTCGGGGACAATTCCAGCCCTTGCTGCTGATGCGATTGCTCCTTCATACTGAAAACGCAAACCCTCCTTCGCCTCTATTCGACCACGATAGTGCGGACGAAAGAAGAAGGGAAGTTTGCTTACAGGTGTTTGAATTTGTTTTATAAATATCTTATTTACTGCCTGATCCTCATTCATCGCTTGGATGATAAAGGTTTGATCCGGCATATTGAGTGTTCCCCAAGTGCAGAAGCAACAAGCAATTGCTGTTTTGGCAATACGACGTCCAGATACAAAGTTAATTCCGTGAACGGTCCTTTTTCCTTTGCCTACAGTGACATTTACGTTTGGCTCAACATAGTATTCAAAGCCTTGTTCATTCATGTCGTCTACAACACTTTTGACGTCTTGATTTGAATACCTTGTCTTTACTACGCCATCTTCTCTATACAATATCTTGTGTTTGTAAAATGCATCCTCTGTCGTGTATGCGTACATAAACAAATGAAACATTTTGCGCTGGTAATCGCGGTAGTCTGGCCTATTGTTGTTCTTTCCAAAGTTCTTTACCGTCCAAAAGTTTAGAAAAAAATAATTTGCTCCGTTTAAATACACAGGCTTTCCCTTTATGAAACACCAATACCCAACGTATCTGCGTTTGATTTGGAGTTTGATCCATTCAATCTCCATTGCATAATACTTCTGATGAGACTCAATCTCCTCGTAAATGTCCTCAAGCCTCACGTCTCCAACTTCCTTGTACTTAGACTTGTTGGTTGCATGTTTCTTATTGAAAACAACCTCATAGATGAGTTTTATCTTTTCAGGAATTTCTTGATAGGTAAACTTTTGGTCCTTAGGGTTCAATCCATATCCATCAACATAAGTTAGGGCTTCTTCTCTACTTACTTCTCTCTTTAATTGGCGGGAATACCACTCCTCAAGGCGTGGAAGAGGAATGCGGATGGTATCTAATTCATCGTCATCCTCATGGAATGAAACGTATTTATCTTCCTCCTCGTATTCGTACTTCATGGTATAATACTTTATGGTATAATCTCCGGGAATATTTCTTTCTTCTCACGCCATATACGAGAGTAGTGTTCAGGCTGTATGCCTAAGTTCTCTGCACGAACCGAAAACGTAATTGCCTTCTGTAAGGTAATGCTAACCTCATCATTCATAATTCGTGTCCGAGCATCCACAAGGGTCTGCCTCCAACTCTCAAGACCCGCCTGAAAGTTCTTATCGTCGTTTGATCTGTCTACGGGTTGAGTCAACAGCGCCCTCTGCAAGGCGGCTATTCGGATATCAGCCGTACTCATAATGGAATAATCTTCCGAACACTGTAAACGAGTAAAGGTAATGTAGCGCTCCACCGCCCAGTCCACATTCATCATGCAGAGCTGGGCGTACCCGTTTTCCATATCCGTATCATCAACCATGATGTTGAGTTTGTTCAGCGTATATCGTTTGCGCTGATTGATGTCCGGATACGCATCTTTAACGGGAGTACCTGGAGCGAACATATATATTAGATAGCGTACAACCTTGTCAGCGCTAACCCCTTCAGGAAGGTCGTCAGACCTGTCGAGAATATGGGCTTGACTAGCCAGGTCCGAGAAGCGGTAAATCACCGACTCGTCATCCGGGATGCCTTCAATGTTGTACGATATTTTACTAAAGTCAAGTTTTATCATCTTTCGTATGCCATTATCACTCGTGGCTGAAAACGAACATATTCTGTTGTTTTTGCAAGGGTTGGGTCGAGTTTAGTTGCAAACACACTTTTTACGCAAACTACATCTCCCTTTTTAACCTCTGTGTTTGTCCATACATCTGGGCTTGCATAACGGGGGGTTCTAGCATTAGGCACAACTACCTCAACCCTTTGAATGTCATTGTCTACCATATGGATTGAACCAAATTTTCTTTCATTTCCAAGTAGTTTACCTATTACATATCCATTCAAACTAATTATTTCATCGCCTCTCTTGGCTGCATAAATTGATTTTTTTGAAATAGTCAAGTAAACCTTTCCGTCAATTATGCATCCTCCCTCTCCCTCTGTAATCATCTCACGAGTAAAAGTAGCATCAAACCAAACATCGTCTCCCTCTACAGCGTCAAATTCACAGTCGTAATCCCAACCTTGATAACTAAGATCTCTTTCTGCTATTTTAACTATTTTGCCTCTCCTAACAGCTTGTTTACCTTGGATATCTTCTTTGTTTTCATCGGCTTCTCTCTGAGACTCTGCCACAATCCTGGTATATTCTTTAGCCAAAGATTTATCCTTGTATCTTGATTTTTTCATGCCATCCACAAGATCGAACATATATTGTGGGTCAACTTCTTGAATGTAGTTTTTTACCTTGTTTACAATCTTCAATTTACCTCCATTGAAATCGATTTCATCTTCTGTTAGCGAGTGAAGTTTAATAATACACTCCCCATTTACAAGTCTCAAATTTTCTAGGTCAATCCCATTTAAGTTCATTTGTTCGCTAATTTTTGTTCGTAAATCTCTAGCACTTGTTTCTGCTTGTCAAAGTTCTTCTTTCCAATCGGAATCTTTTTCTTTAATTTATTCACGCACCTGCGTAGGGATGAGTAGCTTCCAAACACCTTCACGGCGTCCCAGTCAGACATCAATCCTTCCACTTTTACCGGATCTACTTGCTCTCTTCGGATGTAGTATTCGTATACCTCTATGATTTTTAGGTAGTTATTTTTTGTCTTTGTTCTGATCATAATGCTCTTGAAGCGTTTTGAAGAAGGAAGATCTCTTGATCCTAGTCTCTACTTTTGTTTCAGATATCTCCTTCATTGTTTCTCTGTATCTTTTTATGGCCTTCTCAACCTGATCAAGATCTTCAGAACTGATTGCCGGGTCACAATAAAGAAGTTTTCTTCGTGACTTAGTAGCCATAGGAGTAAAAATCCTCATAACCTCATATATCTCAATCTTCTCTTCGATCATGGTATTGAGAATAAGTATAGCCCTATCCCAGTTTTGAATGTTATTCATATACCATAACTATATATCGCTCGTGTACAGAATACTCTGTAACATCTTGCAGTTCAACTTTGTCTACTTTTCCTACAATACAGATTCGCTGTCCAACTTCAAAATCACAAAAGTTTCCAACCTTGGTTATTACCGCGTCAATCTGTTTGTCGGTTTTGTTTTCTATCTCGATAAACACCCGGTGGTCGGGTGGAAATAAATTACTCATGCTGCAAATATACAAAAAAATCACACAGTGTCAAGTTCTTGCTTGTAAACAACACTATTTTACTTAAATTTGCACTATGTTTATCTGCTCAATCATACTCGTCATTATATCGCTTGGATTTATGATTAAAAACTCCATATATGGCTGTGGCAAAAGGTGTTATAAGACTCGAAATGAGGCAAAAGAACATTGTGATTACGATCAATATCCATATATGTGCTGGGACTGCGAAACATGGCATATAAAAAATAATGAAGAAAACACTTGACAGCCTCGCGTGTTTGTTTTATGTTTGCTGAAATATTTCACTCCTCGTTTGCTATCGAACCACAGTAAACGAGGGTTGGAAGGTAAATGATTTGCACTTACCAATCCAAAAGCTCGCAAAGTGGTTCTTGCGAGCTTTTTTTATTTTATGAATACAGGACAAATTGTTAAGGGGAAACGCAAGCATGACTTTGCGATTATCCCAAATGAAATCTCACAATCCAAGCAGCTTACAATGGAGGAGAAGGGCATGCTTTGCTTCCTTCTTTCCCTTCCGGAGAACTGGGTTCTATACAAGAAGAATCTTTACGATCAAATGCCCGATGGTAAAAATGCGGTAGACAGAGTGTTTAAATCCCTGCAAGAGAAGGGGTATGTTTTAAGCTGCCGTCAAGTGGATGCTACTACGAACAGAATGGTTGGTTGGAACCATATTGTATATGACGCACCTCAACTTGGCCGAGATGCGGATTTCCCGATATCGGGTTTTCCCGATGTCGGAGATTCCCGTCAGTCGGAAAACATCGATATATATAAAGAAACAAACATCTACAAAGAAACAAAAACATACAAATACGCATTTGAGGATTTTTGGATCGCTTACGACAAGAAGGTGGACAAAAAACAAACCCTTGCTGTATGGAACAGACTATCTGATGAGGACCGAACCCTAGCAGTAGAAGGCATGGGGAACCATAAGAACGGGCGCGAGAAGAAGTATTGGAAGGATCCGGTGCGCTATCTTCGCGACAGGAGGTGGGAAGACGAAACGACAACAACGAATGTAAAACAAACAAACTATAGCTATGATCCAAATGACGCAAGGAATAAATGGTAAGGTATCTATCTACAAAGATTTCAACGACCTGCAAGGACACCAAATTAGTGTGCTGGGCGCACTTGAACGAATTAGGGCTGGAAAATCAAAGACACTTGTTGAGAAGGCGAGGGAAGCCAAAACCAAGAAAGAGGCGGATGAGTTAAAAAAGAAACTTCCTGCCGTTTGTTTCAGTGGTACTTTTTCCAAGAGAAAGGACTCTGAGCTGATCGAACACTCTGGATATATCGTACTTGATTTCGATAATGTGACAAATATTACCCAAAAAAGAAATGAATTGTGCGCTATAAGTTACATTACCGCAGTTTGGTTGTCTCCGTCTGGAAAAGGACTGAAGGCTTTGGTCCAAATTGAGTGGAAAACCCAACATAAGGAACACTTTGATGCCCTAATGGTGGAGATGTCCCACATTGACAAGACTGGTCGTAATGTTTCCCGTCTGTGCTTCGAGTCTTATGATCCTGAACTTTACTACAACCCAAACGCAGAGGTATACACAAGACTGCCCGTAAAGAAGTCCGACAGAAGGCTGCCTCAACAGACAACTACAGAGACGGTTAATGACGACGACAAGATATTCCAAAACCTGCTAACGTGGATGACATCCAAGGGGGATGCGTTCCGTGAGGGGGAAAGGAATCACTTTGTGTTTAAATTGGCAGCAAGCTGCTGTAGGTTTGGAATGCTAGAGGATACGTGCTATAACCTTATGATGATGCACGTCACGCCAGACTCTAGCTTCAGCCAGAAGGAGTGCCGACAAGCAATCCGTAGCGCCTACCGCGCAAATATGAATCAGTGGAACACGGCTGAGTTTACCAAGGACCAACTGGTTACAAAGAGTAACCACACCGAGGTAAAGATTGAACTCACCGAGCAAGACCTCGAAGAGATAAGTAAGGAAGATGTAATCTACGCCGAGGAGGTAATGGAACAGGCCTCCGAGATTTACCTCAAGGGATATCAGGCAGCCATGCCACTGGGTGTTCCGTTACTAGACAAGCACTTCAAAAGAGTTAAAGGCGAATTAACAATTGTTTCCGGAATAGGAAACTATGGTAAGTCATCGTTCATGAAGTGGGAGATGATATTCCGCATGGTTAGGTTTGGAGAGAAGGTGGCAATCTTTACACCGGAGGAGTTGCCGGCAGAACAGTTCTACCACGACCTTGTAGAGATTTACTTTGGAAAAGACTGTACGCCAAGCAATTACAATAGGCCGAGTTATGATGCGTACATGAAGGTGTACAAGATGATTGGCGAACACATATTCATGGTGTACCCCAAGAACGTAAGCCCAACGCCTGATTATGTGAAGGAGGTGTTTTTGAGCATGATTATCAAACACGGAGTTGACCGTGTGATCATCGACCCATTCAACCAAATGGCGAATGACTACACTAAGGGTGGTGGACGTAGCGACAAGTACCTTGAGACCTTCCTGTCTGACTGCACCCGCTTTGCTCGTAAGAACAACGTGTACTTTGACATCGTGGTCCACCCGCACAAGATGAGAAAGGGAGACGACGGCAACTATCCATGCCCAGAGGTGTTTGACCTAGCCGATGGGGCGATGTGGAACAACAAGGCGGACAACATCATCATTTACCACCGTCCGCTTGCCCAGACCGCACCGGAAAGTCCACTGTGTGAGTTTCACTCTAAGAAGATCCGCAGACAGAAGATTGTAGGGATCAAGGGATTCTTTGACTTTGAACTTGTAAGGTCTACTCGCAGGTTCACATTTGAAAATGTTGACTACCTACAACAGGCCATAGACGGAAAGTATGTACAGTCTGAAATCAAGCAGCCAACCGCAATAAAACCGAACAAGAGCTGGACAGACTCCAAGGAGGTCAAGGAATGGAATGAGGAGGCAGGACACCCGAACGGATATAAAGAGGCTTGGGAGTAATTTAACAGTTTTTTTCTTGCACAAAAGAAACATATATGCTACATTTGCGAAATATAACCAATTAATTAATCATAAAAATTATGGGATTAAATCAAGGTGGTTCATCAAACCGTACTTACCTCAGCATATCTGGAGGTAAGATTGCCAAGCGCGTTCCTGAGGGAACAGCTGGCTCAATTAAGTGTAATAGCAAGGACGGCACTAAGGTGTGGTACGAACAGCGATTTTCTTCGCTTTCTGGCTACATCGTGGATGTGTTCAAGCGAGTGTCTGAACAAGGTTACGGCGATCAGCTGTGCGTTGTTTTAAAAGATGGAAATGAAGAATATCAAATCCAAATGCCATGGTCATCACGCTACTCATCAGGATTCTTCTTATCAATGCCTAACATCGATGCCGGAAAGGAAATTACCCTTACCCCGTGGTCTAAGGAAATTGATGGCAAGACACGCACAATGCTTTACCTCCGTCACGGACAGGAGGACATCAAGTGGGGCTGGACCAAGGACAACCCCGGCAATATGCCTGAGATGAAACAAATAAAGGTAAAAGGTCAAGTTGTTTGGGATGACTCAGAACGTCAAGAGTTCTTTGAAAAGCACCTCAACGACATTTTCCTACCACAAGTGAAGGCTGTCAGTGCCGTGAAGAAATTAGATTCATATTCGGCTCCTGCTACTGAAGATCCTGGAGACGATTTACCATTCTAACATTAACCAAGGTCGTGGCGGGGGATAAATGCAAGCAAACCCGCCACGACCTAAACCTAAACGAACATGAGATATACATTCAAAGATTTAGTTGATTTGGTACACGTAACCAAAAGATCTGAGTTTACAAAGATTTATGAATACATACACAAAACGGATAATCAGCCGGAGGATGTAATTCTAAATAAAGTAAGCCATCATTTTGATGTACCCACTAGAGACATCATGAGTCATAAACGATTTGCAGAGGTTGTATTGGCTCGACAGGTGTACATGGTTACAATTAAGGTTTGTTCTACAAAGACTCTTGCTCAGGTTGCAAGGATTGTGGAAAAAGATCACGCCACTGTTTGTCACGCCATGAAGACGCTGCGTGTGGATTATGAATTTAACCCTGTGCGCCGTAACAAAATTCGCCAATACATATCATCATTAGACCAAGTAAAACAAGAACTTTTATTAGATTTTTTCAATGAACGGAATCCCAATATACTTGCCTCCTACGCCGCCAACTCTGAGCGAGTTGCAGCACCTTCGGAACTTGAGGCGTAAGCTCCTCACTGACGACATGGAATATCCTAAGTCAGGAGTTCATAAGCCTAAGAAGAAATACGCTCGTGATCAGTCTCTGATGCGTTTAATCAACGTAAGGCTGTATGAACTAACTGGAAATGATATGTACCTTTGGCTCAGTGGACATTTTAATGAACTTAAAAAAATAGAAGATGGGCAGAATTGAAATCAAAGACGCCAAGCGCACAATTGACGGAAAAAAGATTAATGCGTATCGCGTAAGAACAATTGGAGAAAACAATGAGATTCTTCAAACGTCAGAGGTGTTGAATACACTGGATGCAGTTAAAAAGCACATAAAGGCTATGGCAAACGCTTGGGGTAGTTCCGGAGATTGTGAGGTCATTGACTGCACATACCGTGGAAAGTTTGATGGTAAAACTATAGATCTACAAGAATATGACAAGCTCAAATTTAGCCTTGTTTAAGCCTACCCCCCTTACCGTGTCCATTCCGAGCGCGATTAGAAGACTGAGACTCTCTAACAAGTCTTCCAGATTTGGTATGAGACATATCCTTTCCATCGCCATTGCCATAAGTGCCTGCATTGCGATTGGCGCGATTGAGGCTGGCGCGGTAATTCTTGCGTTTCTCTGTAGAGTGGTAATTTTTATTGTACTCGTTTTTCTTTTCGCGGGAATCTGGATTGGCTGCGTAATACCGAGCAGATTTAGATTTCCCCGTAGAACGACCCGCAAGTTTATTCCTCATAGAAGTCAATTTTAGCAAAGATAAATGGAAATCATAGAGGGACAAACATTTGAAAGATATGAATGGACCGAAAATGGCAAAGACACATATGCGTACATTTGTGTTCCCATAACCTTGCTAATAATGAAAAATGGTGAAATACACCACACACAATTTATATTTTGGAACTAATGAAAAAATTTATTTACAACATGATTGAAATCCAAAACGTTACATTAACGGCGTTTATTGGAGCTTTCGTTATAGCAATTGCTGCATCTATAGCTAAAAAAGATTGGGGTAGTGCAATTGCTTGTTTTGTAACAGTTTTATTTATCGTTGGAATTAGATATTATTCCTGGAGAAAAAGTAAAACAGAAAGCAAGCAAAAAGTCATCGTAATCAAAAGAAAATGAACAAGCTAAAAAGTTTGTTGATACATTTGCTGAGGATGCGTGTACTCACGCAATTTCAGTTTGTTTTATTCATTTCGTTTGTGAAAACCGTCTCTTAATTGAGGCGGTTTTTGCTTTTGTGGTGATACTGATTATATTTGCAATATATCAACCAAATGAAAAATAGCGTACAAAACTATCGCAACATCTTAAACGACACGCGAGAACTAAGCCAAAACAAGAAGATTGAAGAGGAATGGCAAAACATCCAAACCGGAGCAACTCTTGAATCATTCAAGCGGGCATTTATGTCCTGGAAGAAAAAAAATGTACACAAAGATTCGATAAAAAAGGCTCGTATTAAACCGCAGCCAGTTCTTAATGCGTTTGAGGATATCATTAATGAGCTGATTCCCGACAGCAACCCGCTGGGTCTTCCGGACTCCAGGGAAAATCAGTACAATGCGTATAAATTTCCAACCAATCACAATGATATCCTATTTCTCACCGACATTCACGTACCATATCACAACATTGCTGCCCTCACAGCTGCACTCAAGTACGGTATTGAAAATGAGGTCAACACAATCTACATTAACGGGGACCTCATCGACTTCTACGCGATCAGCCGGTTCCAAAAAGACCCGCGCAAACGCGACCTCGCTTCGGAAATCTACATGGCAAGAGAATTCCTCTACACCCTGCGAAGATTGTTCCCTACACAAGCAATATACTTCAAAGCAGGAAACCACGACATCCGCTGGGACCACTATCTGATCAACAACGCTTCAGACCTTGTGGGAATTGAAGAATTTTCTTTGGAGTCCATATTACACCTCAAGCAACTTGACATCACGTTCATCCCAGACAAGCAGCTTGTGAAGATGGGTAAATTGGTAGCCCTACACGGACACGAGTTTGGATCAAGTATGTTCAGCCCGGTAAACATTGCCCGTGGTCTTTATCTCCGCGCAAAAGACAACGCTATCTGCGGACACCACCACCAGACTTCAGAGCATACAGAACCCAATATCAATGGAAAAGTGACTACCTGCTGGTCGGTCGCTTGCCTTTGCGAACTACATCCGGATTACATGCCAATTAACAAATTTACACATGGGTTTGCCCACGTGAAAGTGTTTGATAATGAGGAGTTTGAAGTAAACAACTATCGAATTGTGAACGGCAAAATTAAATAACGAGCCGTAACATTTTCTGCGTGTTTTTTGTTACAAAGGTCTAAGAATTTTTCCTTATTTTGCTATATGGAAAACTTGATCGTAAAAGAAAGAAACCTGGGAAGGGAAAAAGCTCGTGGCCTTTACCATGAACACGGTTTGATCGAGATCGATCCAAGACTTCCAGCCAAGGAATATTTAGAGGTTTTGATTCACGAATATCTTCACCATGAATTCAAGCACTGGGAAGAAAACTTTGTTGAAGAGTACGGGAAAAAACTTTCTGAATTTCTGTGGAAAATGGGCTACAGGAAAGTAAATTTGGATTAATATGCTGAGAATCATCCTCCCTGTCGTTGTGGATACCGATGAGAAAAAAATCGCGGATCTGGTTGGTTCTACGCCCGAAAAGTTTGAATGCGAGCCGGCAGTGTTTTATTCCATTGACAATGTAAGGCCATATCTAAATTTCAAAAATCTTTGCATGGTAAGCTCCGGTGGGGATGACTTTATCGTGGGCCTTTCTATGGAGCAAGTAGATGAGATAATCATGAACGACGTAAGTTTCATGTTCAGCGCAAATTAATGTTAATTTATTTGACTTCCGCCACGCGTGTATTATATTTGCCACATAAATAAACGAAATGAACGATTTAGAAAGAAAAAAACGATTGATTGTTACCGCTCTTGGAGCGCAACAGATCTATGCCCAGTGTCATGACGAATGCGTTGACTTGAAATTCTTCAAGCACGACCTGAAAATGCACTCAAAAAACCTTATTACCAAGCTAGAGCGTGAGCTTATGCCCATATTTGGGGTGCTTGGCAATGTAGACGGTGGAGGAGCGTACCTAAACGCTGTAGAATCGATGGAAATCACGCTCCAGAACCTCGCAACCCTACCGGTTGAGTACTGGGCGCTAGTTAGTCAAGGAATTTCGGACATAAAACGACAAATAGATGAAAAAAACCAAGCAAGCACTGAAGGAGCATCTGATCAACAAGTTGGCGGAATGGAGGCCGGAGATGGATCAGGACATCATCAGGACGGCGGTGAACGTGAACCTGAACAAATTGAAGTCAATGAAGATGGAGGACGTGGAGAATCTATACATTAAGTGTAAAAATGATCTTTTGCCCTTCACCAATCCCAGTTACGACTCCCCTTGGAGACGGATACATCCTCTACATAACTCCGGGGGGGATGCTGGAGAATGATGAGATAACGGTCGTGCTGTCAAACGGCGGCGAAATCAAGCACTTCTCCAGCGACCAGGTGCGTGTATGGAAAAACTCAACCTACGGGATACATGAATAACTACGTAATAACGGTGTGGGATGGCGAGAAGATCGTCCATAACGCAAAATCAAAAGCCAAGAGTCCAGAGTCGGCCAAGACCAAGGTCCTAAACGACTGCTACAAGCTGGATAAACTGATGGGAACTGAACATAAATGGTTAAGCTACAAATGGGACATACAAGCGACAATAAGCCGATAAAATACGTCTCTGATCTACTCAATGAAGTGATCGTCGACATGATTATGCGTGAAAAGAAGGGTTTTTCTGAGTATAATCACACAATGGACCGCTCAGATTTGACCAAAGAGGAGTGGATCCAGCACGCATACGAGGAGGCGCTTGACCTAGCGTTGTATCTTAAAAAAATTATGAAACAAACGAAATGAAAAATAAAGAGCAGTACACAATTTTTGCCTACAAGCCAGGCACGGAGGTCTACGCCATCTCGCGTTGGTACGACGACGGGGATCCAACCGATCACCTCGCAATCTACAAAGCCCGTGTAGAATCATGGCACTACGATTCCGATGACAAGGATGTCGTTTACTGGCTAGCAAATATGGATGGGGAGCCGTGGGGAGACTCTGTTGAGGGCCAATACGTATCAGAATCGTTTGACGATCTGATGCTTGATGCTAAAAAACTCTGGAACCATGAAGACAAAGTATAACTTCCGCAAGGATGTGGAACACCTCATCCCGTATTTAGTAATGATCGCCGTTGGCGTAGCAATGTTTTATATTATCCAGGTATGCATAAATCTGATGTAAGACGAGCTATGAGAAAGATCCGGTGGGAACTTAACAAGCCCCACTGGTATACCGTAGTAGTCTACTACTTAATTCTAACAATCCTTTATTTTGTATTCGTATGGAAACTTACATCCACCTCGGACTGATCGTACTTGCCCTATACGCCGGAGTCTACGCCATAGTTCGTATAATAGAAAAAACCGACCATTACTGATCGGCTTTAACCGTAATTATAACGGGCCATCTACACAACCCGTGCATCTTTAGCAGTCCCACTTGCGAAGGGCCAATGCTTTCCTTGTGGGTTTGCCATTTGGTTTCTTCATGGGACCAGGCATGCCACCCATTCTAGCACAGAAGGACTTCCGTCGAGCAGCGCTCTTGGGAGACTTCTTAGCCTGAGCGGCAGACACCGGAGGCTTGAGGTTGTGGCCCTCTCGTTTTGCAGATGCCCTCCCCTTGGCGTTTAAACCTCCTTCGGGGTTTTTGCCTTCCTTACGCTGCCATGCTGGTGACTTTGCCATCCCTTATTTTTTTTTGGTTTTTTTTGCGGTCTTTGCTGACTCCTTAAATGCCTTTGCTGTTGGTGCACCCTTGCTACCAACCTTTCTCATTGTTTCGCCTGATCCAGCAGCAATGCGCTTGCGTTTGGCGTTGATGTTTGCGTATAGTCCTGGTTTTGCCATTATCCCTGTCCTCTTGATGGTTTAACTTTCTTGTCCATAGGCGACTTGCGCTTAAAC